ATTTTAGATTGAGGAATAATAATAAGGATAATTAGAATAATAATCATCATAATAAACGTATACAGGATATGGATAATAATCATTAAAATAACCATACCCACCTCCGTCACCACCACCATAACCACCATAACCACCATATCTTCCTAAACCGTAACCTAGGCCAGCAGCTGCTAAACCCCTACCATAACCTCCAAAACCACGCCCACCTCTACCGTGACCTCCGTGACCTCCACCACCGTGTCCTCCTCCACCACCGTGACCTCCACCACCGTGACCTCCACCACCATGACCACCACCTCCACCTCCGTGACCACCTCCACCATGTCCTCCTCCTCCACCACCATGTCCTTCAACAATAATGTTATTTTGTTTTGAAACAAACAAAATAATGATTAAACCAATAAACAATACTGAACCGCACAAAAACATTTTTTTGTTAAATTTCATAACCATTATTTATAAAATTATGATATATATTTTATAAATATTATAATCTACTTTTCAAAAAGGTAGAGCAAAACTTTTTTTTGTCTTTTCATCTATATATAATTTTTCTACTTTTTCTATTTTTTCCACCTTTTCTAAACGTGAACTATTTGGCTCCACCTTTTCTAAACGTGCACTATTTGGCTCCACCTTTTCTAAACGTGCACTATTTGGCTCCACCTTTTCTAAAGGTGGATTTATTCAAACTCCATCTTCAATTCCAGTAAATCTTTGTATTTCTCATTGATCAATAAATTCAACGCATCAGCCTTTAACAATTTATCCTTCTTTAACATTTCGGAAGTTTCATAAATCAAACCTTTACACGTCATTATTATCATTTGTGCACATCTATAAGCATTATTAATCAATTCAATCACATCATTATCAATTAGCTCCCTGTACTTTTCACTATTACTTGGATAGATGATATTACTTCCCATACCATAATACAATACCATTTTTTCAGCTAATTTCAATGCCTCTTCAAAATCATTCAATGCACCAGTAGTAACGGATACATTATAAAAAACTTCCTCGGCAATTCGTCCTGATAAGAGAATCATCAAATGTTCAAATAATGCTTCTCTTACATAAATATTACTTGTAGAACTTTCAAAGACAGTATAACCAGGACTTTTTGGTGATGACAAATTGATAACAACTTTTGACATTTTAGAATGATGTTTAGAGAGAAAACCAACCACTGCATGTCCCATTTCATGAATTGCAATATGATCAATAATATCACTAGTAAATTCATGTTCATTGGGTTGCCAACCAGCCATCATTTTATTCATAATAAAATCAAAATCATTGAAATCAAACTCTGTTTTGTTACAACGTAATGCATTTAACATTGCTTCATTTAATAAATTTTCAATTTGTGCTCCGGATAATCCATCTGTAATTTCAACCAAATTCAAAATATCAATCGTTGTAGGATCATGTGGTTTTCCCCTAATATGAATATTAATAATGGATTCACGTGTTGTCTTATCAGGTAAACCAATATATATTTTTTTGTCAATTCTTCCTGGACGTGTTAATGCATTATCCAATAAATCAAATCGGTTGGTAGCAGCAACTAAAAAAACCCCAGTAGTATTTTTAAATCCATCCAATTCCACCAAAAGAGCATTCAATGTATTATCTCTTTCATTTGAAGACGATTCACCATCAGTAGAACGTTTTCTTCCCAAAGCATCAATCTCGTCAACAAAAATTATACAAGGAATATTTTCACGTGCTAACCGGAACAACTCCTTGATTCTTGTAGGGCCTACTCCAACATACTTTTCTTGAAAATCCGAACCAGAAACAGGAATAAAACTACATTTTGCCTCACCAGCAAGAGCCTTCGCAATAAGAGTTTTGCCTGTTCCAGGTGGACCTTCTAATATTAAACCTTTAGGAATCCTCACGTTGTATTGTTTGTATTTTTGATAATTTTTTAAAATATCAACACATTGCCTTAGTTCATCTTTAACATTTTCATAACCACCGACATCAGTGAAATTCATATTAGGTTTTTTCAATACTTCAAAATTTTTTGTTTTTGTGTAGCTACCACTACTCAATCCAGGAGTTCTTTTTTTTGAGTTTTCATCATCATCATCGTTGTCATTATTATCATTACTTTCAGGATTATTGGCCATTTCACTCATTTCAGAAATATGTTCATCAATTGGGTTAAACTGAATACCCAAACCACTCAAAAAATTTTGTCCAACATTTTTATTAATTATAATTCTAACACGTGGTGGTTCAAGCGTTCTATTTGTATTTTGATTTAATGCATTATTATATAGATTTTCAAAGTCTTCGCCCAATATACCAGAATTTTGTATTGATACATTTTGTGAATTTAATTTTTTTAACAAAGTTTCATAATATCTTGAATTATACAATTGTCTTTCAAGAGTTTCTTTGTTATCATTTTTACTTGTGTTATTTCCTTGTATTCTTTTCAACAACTCTTCTGTGTATCTTTGAGAGAAATGATAATTTTTTCTATTAGTATTTAATGTTATAAATGTGCGTTGTTGAATATTTTTATTATTATGCAACTTAAGACTTTTAAATTGTGTTAAAAAACTATTTGAAAAATAATTTTTCGTTGAACATAACAAAACGTAAAATAAATAAAAATTTATTATCATATAGATTCTTTTATTATTTAATATTTAAATAATATTCGCAAGTATAATTATAATAAATATGAATAAAACAAATTGTCCAAAGATTGGAATTAAAATTCGTGAAAGCGATAATGATTACAAAACAAATCCTTTTAGTGCGAATTCTAATTCTACATCCCAACCAAGATACAACTCCAGACCCGAACAAAAAATACCAGATATATGCCATACAAATAATTTTGATTTGAATATTGATAATTATTCAATAAGAGATATATTCCGTTTATTCAATATACAAAGTGAATTGTTGAATGAAGAAGTTATGAGAGAAGCCAAAAAATTTGTATTAAAAACTCATCCAGATAAATCAAATTTAGATGCAAAATATTTTTTATTTTATTCTTCTGCATACAAACAATTATATGGAGTTTTTGAGTTTCAAAATAAATCTACTAAAAAAAAAATGGAACAAGAAGATTTTTCCAATGATAGTAATAATAAAATTCTAGACAATGTTTTTACAAAAAATGAAGCATTAAAAGACCCGAAAAATTTCAATGAATGGTTTAATCAAAAATTTGATCAATATAAAACAGAAGATGACGGAGATAGTAACAAAGGATATGGTAATTGGTTGAAATCAAACGAAGGTGTGATAGACGCTTCTAATGTAGCAAAAGCGGATATGGCAAATGAATTTGAAAGATATAAAAAACAAATTCAATCTGTAACTGTATATAATGGTATAAATGATGCATTTTCATCTACCTTTGGAACAAGTATCATATCACAACAAAATAATTTTACGTCTGGTGGATTATTTAACAATGATGGGTTGGGATTTACTGATTTGCGACAAGCTTATGAAGAATCAGTTATACCAGTCACTGAAGAAGACTATCAAAATATTCCAAAATACAAGAATATTAATGAATATAAAAATGCACGAGACAAAGATAATACAAACACTGGTCCTCAATCAAAAGAAGAAGCCATGAAAAAATTATATCAACAACAAAAAAGGGAAGAGGAAGAAAGTATTGCTTTAGCTTTTCAATTGGCGAAACAAAATGAAAAAGCACAAGAAAAGAACAAATCGTTTTGGGGAGAATTGAAGCAAATTACTGGATGGTAAATATTGTATATTTATTATACACAGTATTATAAGTATTTAATTAATGAATTAATAAAAGCATGTGATAATACAATTAGATTTGATCTCCTATCCAATAAACTATATGTAATAATAAAATTGTTCGTGTTTTTATTCATTTCCATACCAATACAATATTCAATAATACAATTTTTAAATTTGAATGGGTTTGAATAACCCAATAGATTCATTTGTTTATCAAAAACAACAAACGCGTGTAAATAACAATTTTTATCATTGATTTTTTTTGAATAATGGACTATAAACCATATTTTATTATCATATTCAATACCATTTGTTGATCCTCTAAACATATTAAAAAATGCAGGAACATTATCGTTAGTGTTCAATAAATCTAATTTTTTAGTATCATAATTAATTTTACATATATACAATGGTTTCCACTTGTATATAATATTTAAATCTCCATTATTATTGAAAAAAACCCAATTTTTTTCCCAATTATTATTTGTATGAAATGAAGGAGTAATAATATTTGGAATTAACTTAGTATCATTTATATCATAAGTACCAGATACAATTTTAATTCTTTGATCCATTTCATCGCAATAAGAACCGATATAATATATCGCATTATCATGAACAAAAAATCTAACGTCTTCTACACCAATATAAGGTACATTTTGAAAAGGTGTTTCTAAAAAAAATTCTCTAATAATATTAAAATACTTATTTAGTACTATTATTTTATTAAAAGTTACTATTTTTTCATTCAAATTATGAGTATTTGCATTTTTATCTATTATATAGTTTAAATTTCTTGTAATTAAAATATATCTATCATCAAAATTAGGATGGTTTATAATAGAACTGGATGAAGATAGTAAATTATATGAAATGTTATTCAATTTTTGTTTTGATCTACATGAAAAATCTTTATAAAATAAGCAATTATTAGCAATATTGAAATTAATATTTTTTATTCTCCTTAAATTAAGCATTTATATAATCAAATATAACTAATATATTATAGTATTATTATTATAATATATTATAATATGCAAAATATTTTAAATAAACCAGCATTTGTAATTCATTTAAAAAATAAATCACCTGAAAGAAGAGATTTTTTTACTAAAAATATTACCAATGCAGGATTCAAAGATATGATTATATTTGAAGGTGTTGATGCTTCAAATCCAAATATTTTAGAGGAAACTATGAAACAATTTCCTAAAATAAAATTTGACAGGGAGTTAAGTAAAGGACAAATAGGCTGTTGCCTCTCACATTTTAAAGTTTTGCTTCATATTATTCAAAATAACATAGACATTGCAACGATTTTGGAAGATGATGTTCATTTTCATCCTAACTGGAATATTTTATCACACCGATATTATGAACATACTCCAAAAAATTTTGATATTATTTTTATTGGAAACCAAATAAATCCAAAAAAACCTAAAATTTCAAATAGTCCAACATTTTGTACACATGCATATATTGTAACTTTATTAGGTGCAAAGCGCCTATTACGCGCTCTTTTAACATGGGATTATCAAAATTTTAAATATTATCAGCCAGGATGGGATTTAGTTGGCTTATATAATATTGATATTATGATTAAAAATATACAAGACAGAATAATAACAAAAAAAATTAAACCATTATTCACATGGTATTGTTGGAATGGAACTTATCATCCATGTGAGTATAACAGATTGCCTTTACGTGGAAATGATAACAGGAATACAGGTTTGGTATTTCAATGTGACAATTTTGAATCAACTATAGGTGTTAATGTTCATTATTTCAGTGACTACTTTGAAAATAATGTAGATGTCATAATAAAATATAAGCCAAATAAAAAACTTTTTATTAATTGGGCAAAATATGATGAAGTTAATACAGATGGTTTTGATGTCACTGAAAGTTTTATAAATTATTTAAATGAATATCCAAATGGTATTGATTATCTAGTAAAACAAATTGAATTCAAAAATAAATTTGATATTAGTTGTGAATTTAAACATTTAAAAATCCATTATAATTACGTTGATCCATAGTGTTTTAATTGTAATTTTTTATTTTAATTTTTGTATATTTTAATGGATAAAAAATAGCAGCCCAACTTCTCTCTGTATAATGACCAACTTCAGGATTTGAAGTAACTTCCAATTGTTTTACTAATTTTTCATATCTATATTTTCTATGTTGAATTATATCTTTTTTGTCTACAGAAAAAATACCATAATAATTTGAAAAAATAACTTTGATATTTCCAAAATTATGTAGAAACCATTTCCCAAAAGGTCTAATATTAGCAGGATATAAAATAGATTCCTTATTTTTTTCAAGATTATTTTGATCTGTAGATGACCAATTTTCTAAATGAAAATTTTTAAATTCATCTAATACACCATTTTTAAGTAATCGTCCAACAAATACAGCAGAATTTCCATTGTTATTTTTAATCCTATTTAATAAATCAGTAGCAATTGTTTTTTTTATACCTAAATTCAATGACCCTGGAAAAAATACTAATATATTATTTAAATTAGTATAATTTTCAACAATATGATATAGATAAGTGTGATCACATCTTCCTAGATTTGGAATATTTATAATCTCTTTAACGCGAGTTTTTTCAAAATCATTGTTATCACTTTTATTGTAGACAATATAATTGAATTCATTAAAAGGTTCTTCTAAGGTCCATTTCAAATCTTCATTATATCTAGAAACAACAATATCTATATTATCATAATTCATTTTACAATAATAATTTTTATTTATAATAATATTATAATATTATAAATAAAAAACATCAATATTATGTCTCACAAATTTGAAAATGGTCTTTTTATATTTCGCCGAGATTTGCGGATTGTAGACAATAATGGGTTGAATTTAATAAATGAACATTGTAAAAACGTATACACAATTTTCATATTTACACCAGAACAAGTGACGAATGCAAATCAATTCAAATCTAATAATGCTGTTCAATTTATGATTGAATCTTTAGAAGATTTAGAATCTCAAATCAGCAACAAAGGAGGTAAATTATATACATTTTACGGCCACAACGAAAAAATTGTTGCACAATGTATAAAAGAATTTAAAATTGAGTTGGTATGTTTTAATTTAGATTACACTCCATATGCAATAAAAAGAGACAAAGAAATTGTCGCACTTTGTGAAAAAATGGATACGTTTGTAATGTATGACCATGATTATTATTTGCATGAACCAGGTAGTATATTAACTGGATCTGGTACACCATATCAAAAATTCACACCATACTATGAAGCTGCTTTGAGAAAAAAAATACAGCCTCCACAAAATGCAAACACCAATAAATTACATTTGTCTTACGTAAAAAAAACAATTCCAAACCGTATATCTTTAAATGAAGCCATGAATAAATTTACAAAACAGAATCCAGATATTTTGGTCCACGGTGGTCGTCAAAATGGTCTTAGACAACTTAGTATAGCAAATAAAACACAAGGTCATTATTCTTCAACACACAATCAACTGTCAAAAAATACAAGTGAATTAAGCGCATATATTAAATTTGGATGTGTTTCAATTCGTGAAGTATATCACGTTCTTAAGTCAAAACGCGATTTAATAAGGCAACTTATATGGCGCGATTTTTATGCCAATATTTTATATTCATTTCCACATGTTTTAGGACATGCAATGAAAAAAAATTACAATAAGATTCACTGGCATCATAATTCAAATCATTTTGAGGCGTGGAGAGAAGGTATGACTGGGTTCCCTATCGTAGACGCTGGGATGAGACAGCTAAACCAAACCGGATATATGCACAATAGAGCGCGTTTAATAACAGCCAGTTTTTTAGTCAAAACACTTTTGATTTCATGGGAGCATGGAGAAAAATACTTTGCCAAAAAATTAACAGATTACGATCCTGCATCCAATAATGGAAATTGGCAATGGATCGCGTCAACCGGTGCTGATAGTCAACCATTTTTCCGCATTTTCAATCCATGGGAACAAGCAAAAAATTTTGACCCTAACGCAGAATATATTAAAAAATGGATACCTGAATTAAGAGATATTCCCGTAAAAGATATTATGAATTGGGGGGATGTGTCAACTCTTGAAAAAATCAATTATCCAAAACCGATTGTTGATTATTCAAAACAGAAAAAATTGGCTCTAAAAATGTATAATTCGGTTTTTCACTAAAAATCACACTAGTTTAATTATTAACTTTATAATAATATAAATTTATAATTAATTATATTTATATTATTAATTATGAGTATAAACGATAACAAACATAACAATGGTAAGCATGATGATAATTTCAACATGAACAAAATAAATGCTGGAGAATATAAAATACAATTTTATTTAGAAAATAACAATATAAAACTAGATAATATTATTGATTTTAATTTGATAAAACTTTTGTATGAATTAAATCACGATATATATGAAAAAATAGATTTACATGTATTAGATGCAAATGAAGCAATATTAATAGCAATAAATAAACATTTGTTTCAAGATTTAGGAATAACTCAAAAATACTCGCTTCTTAAAATAAAAAAGGCAATACTTAAAAAAGAAAATAAAATTGTATTTGATTTACAATCCATTAACAAAATAAATCCAGACGAACATTCAATGTCGCATTTAATCCCAGAAAAAGCTGAACAACTACCTATTGATCATTTTACTATTGTATGTAATGTAATAAATCAGCATAAAATAGATATTGTTATTGATTTTAAAATAGATACAGATTTAATTGAATTACCTGATTTTATGGAAAATGCACTATGCAAAATATTTATTAAAAT